AATAAACAATCTGCGAACATTAATCCTATCGAATGCACTTGGTCTTGATAGAAGAGTCTTATCTCCAAACAATAATGTGCCTTGGCCAGGGAATGTTACTACAGGATTGACCCCGCTCTTGTATAGAGTGTCTCTATCTGTTTTAGTAGGTGAATAAGCTAGTTTAACTAAATTCTTAATTACACCTCTGTTATAACCTGCGGGCGAGAACCAAGGATCAGATATTAGATCTGTTCTTACTGCAAGACCAGCAATGTCGCCGTTTAGAGGAACATATCTGTACTTGTCGTTATATCGGTCATACTGATATTTCCAACCAGTATCTAGAACTGCATAAGATGAAGATGTTAACTGATTTCTATAAGTAACAATTTTATCTGCTTGTCCAGTGGTATTAACAATATCCACATAAGGAGGAGAAGCAAACACTACAGCGTCTCTTCTTGATTCAGCAATAGCAATTGCAGCATTAACAGCAGCTACTGCAGTTGTTGGTCCCATTGGAATTAAACCTACATCATACAATTCGTCATTTGAGAATAATGCATATCCTGTTGAAACATTTCCTGTAGAAACACTATCTCCTGAAACGCCGCCAGTTAGTGTGGTTGTTACGTTTGCTGCCAAACTTCCAAATGCTGTTAATTTTGCTTCAGCTCCCCAGCTTGTAACGTCGGTTGGATGATCCAAAGACCAAATATATTCAGATTGATTATTAATTATATTCTTATAATAGTTGGTTGAGCCATCGCTATTCTTAGCATCAGATGCCTTAGATAAATATGCATATTTTTCTAATATTGTGCCAGCAGTTCCTGACCAGGATCCATCCACATCTATAACTAAAATATGCAGTTCATCATTAGAACCAGATTTTTCGCTAACATATGCAGATGTACCAGGAGTACCGTTAAATTGCGACTTATATAACCATGTACTATAGGTCGCGGAATCCGCCATAGAAACTTTAAGGGTGTTTCCCAAAGCACCAGGATATCTTGCAGCAAATTCACCAAATGGTAAACCACCAGAAGAATAATTTAAAATAAAATTATCGCCATTTGTTATAACAGGTGGAGCTAAAGATATATTTGAGGTAGTTTGTAATTGTGATACATTACTAAGTAAGATAGAAACAACATTTGCATTTGATGTATATCCCAACCCCGCATTTGTTATAGTAACCGATTGTAAAGGATATTTAACTGTTGCATTTGCTGCAACATTTGCAGTAATAAAATTTAAATCATCTGCCGCGGGATCAATTTGTACGGAAGGTGTACCTACATAACCATATCCATTTGCAGTTAGAGTTAATATACTAACAAATGCGCTAATACGAGCTTGAACCGCAGCATTGGTACCGCCTAACAGATTATTTCTATTAATTGTTACGTTAGGTATTAAGGCGTATCCAGCAACACCGGGATTATCAATAGTAATACGATCTATATAACCATATGCAACGTTTGCAACCACAGTTGCATCAGTCCCAACGTTTGCGCTGTTTCTATTAATTGTTACGTTCGGTGCACCTATATAACCATTGCCCTGTGTTACTACTGTTACACCGGTAATGTTGCCATTGGTAATAACTAAATTTGCTGTGGCATGTACGCCAGTTGCTTCGATATTACCCGAGAATACAATATTTGCATTGGCATCATAATTAGATCCAATAACAGAAATATTGGCATCTCTCATTTTAAATCTTACTACTAGATTTGCTCGCGCAGATGTAGAATCCTGATTTTGTATTACAACATTTGATAAAGTGGTATAATTATTACCTCCATTTAATACAAATATATTAGATAGTTGCCCGCTTGATAGTGTCGCAGTTGCGGTTGCAGTACTTGTAGGAGAACCTCCTATTATGGTAACAGTAGGTGCAGTATTATATCCAAAACCTGTAGATGAAACTGTTAAGCTTGTTACCTTACCATTACTAGTATTTAAAACAGGAGTGCCTGTTGCACGAGTAATAACAAATTGATCTATATCAAAAAAGGCAGTTAAATTTGCAGTAGAGGTAAAATATATTTGGTCGGTTGTATTATTTGCAGGAATGTTAACACCTGTTACTATACCAGAGGGTCTAGTAACAGCGTTTCTTGCAACACCTTTATCTACAACGCGGACTACTTTTAAATTGTTACCATACGACAAGAAATTTGCAGCGGTAAAGAAATAACCTGCGGTAGTGTCATTTGGTTTACCAAACGCATTAACTAAATTTGTTTCTGAATCTACAGTTGTTACTTCTTCTACAGGGCCCCATTGGAATGCGCCTGCGAAACCTCCAGATGTGGTTGCAACTGTTGGGACAACTGTTGTTCGATCCTGTTCCGTTACTACAACGCCAGGTGAAAGCTGAAATGCCATCGTCTTCTCCTTGATAATTTTATAGATATTTGTCTATATTATGATTTCTATTTATTTATAAGTACTGTCTTTTAGACATTTTCAAGGAATCTTCTTTGGGCTTCTTCAATTTCTTGTGGGGATTTTGATGCCGCATTAAACCAAATTGCATCTGTCATAATTTGAGGTTTTTCTTCTTCGGGAATACCATTTTCTATAATACCAAATGGAGTCAGGTTTTCTTCAATTTGCTTGAATTGTTCCTCATATAATGCTTTTCTGAGATTGGTGTCGGTCAAGTCTTTAAAGAATAGTTCATTTGTTGCCCATGAAAATAATACCAGACACATTACCAAATCGTCCTGATATCCTTCATCTGCCTTATGGGTTCCCCTAACTTCTATGAATGTGGATATTTCATTAATTATATCGGGGTCGTGAATTAGCAGTTTGGTACTTTCCACCAAACTCTTAAAAGAAGTACATCCTAGGCGTTTTACCTGTTTGGTAGTCCTAACACCTAAAGTTGCACCTGAGGAAAATCCCCCAGATAGATACTGTCCACTCTTACTGTTACTTCCTACGAAAAATACGTTTTCGTATTCTAAATCCATATATAGCGAATCTGCAACCTGCTGCCCATTATCGTTGATCTCTATCAAACAATAGGCCTTATTATAATCTTTCGCTACTTTATATATTATATTTGGAAAAAGAAGGGGGCTAATTTTGTTGTTTCTATATTTTGCAACAACCGAGTATGGATATGCAGTAATATCAAGAACTGTAAACGCTGAGTAATCTCCACCGACGCCTCGAGAAGTATCAGCTACCAACATGTATACGTGTTCTTCTTCTGGCTCAACAAAAATGTCCAATCCATCCTTGGTATAAACATATGGTTTAACCGACATTTTTCCTATTGTATCAGGATTAATTAGCGTATTGGATGAACCTAGGAAATTACATAAAACCTCTTGATTGAACTTAAGTTCACCGAGCATGGCCTTTTGTTCCGCGGCCCACTTTTCATCCCTACCAGGAATTCTATTATATGGAATAAACATTGGAACAAACCCATTCAATCCCTGTTCCGCTTCATTCCAAAATTTCCAGAAGTGGTTATAACCTAGCGGGGTGGATGTGAGAAGAATCTTTGTGGTAGTACCCGCAGAAATTGTTGGATAAACAGATGTAAAGAATTCCTCTGCGACATTATTTGGAATAATTGCTGCCTCATCAATATATAACCAATTTACAGATTTACCTCGAATACCCGATGTACTCGTTGCTGCTGTAAATACTTTGGATCCGTTTTCAAGTTCAATATCACCCTTGTTAAATGTCTTAACACCCTGTTGCATCCATATTGGAAGCATCTCATACATCAATTCATATCGAGATAGAACCTCCCGGGCGGCCGATGATTTATTGGCAAGAATAGCAACTGTCTTATTTTCTTGAAATAATGTATACCATAGGATACATGCTGCAGCTGTAATAGTTTTGCCCTGTTGACGACCTTCCATCAGAATCACTTTACGATTATTTAAAATCGTATGTACTTTTTCTTTTTGGCAATCGTATAATTTGAATGGAATTAGTCCTCTATCCAATGAAACTATCTGACAATAATTTTCAATAAAGTAAATTGGATCCTGGGAACACTTAATAATTTCCGTAACTTGTTCTTTGGTATACGATATTGTAGTACCAATTTGTTTTAAATTGGGATTACCGTTATACGATATAGGTTTATTGCTCAATTATATTACCATTATCTTTATGTTGTTTCAATGCTTTAAATAGTTCTGCAGTTGATCCCGCAAACACCACATTATTCTGAGTACCAATTTTTTGTTGCATATCGTCTGCTTTTAATTCTTTAACTTGTTTCTGTAAATTTAAAAGATCTTTCGATACATCGGACATTGTTTTCATAAATTGACCCGCAACCTCATATGTCCTAGGATGCTCAGAATTTTTAGACAATTCAATAAGATCATCCAATGTGGTTTCACCCTTCATTAGAAGTTTTCTCATGGTTTGTCTTGCCAATTGATAATCATCTTCCTGATCTATTTCCTTGTTGGAATTCATTGCTTCAGGAATAGTAGTTAGTTCCATGGATTTGTCCGTCATGGGATCTAAATTAAATAGATTGTTTAATTGTTCTATATTTTTCATTTAAAAATCCACAAAAGTATTAAGATATGTAACATTACCGGCAGGAATAGTATTTGCCAAATCACCGGTTCCTTCTACAATTATTCTAGACTGCTGAGAACTTAGTGCAGCATCTCTGAACGTATTAGTTGTAACCTTATTAATAATGCCCTGTTTATTAACGGGTCCATAAAAGTTTAATTTCATAATAAAACTCAATGTCCACATAATTGCTCGGCGAGTTGTCATATCGCCCTCATAATCATCAACAAACCCAATAGAATTTAATATTATGGGAAGGTCATTATTAATATTTAGTTGAGGAATAGCATGGATTGTTAAGTTATAATCTGGATTAAAGTAGGGCAATATTTGTTCTATAATTTGTAGGCCGTCATCCTGATTCTTAGCATAGATATAAAGTAATACATTTATGTTATATGGAGTGGGTGCATACTGAGCAGAAGCGGATGTAGAACTATTAATAGTTCTACTTTGTTGCATTGGACTAATTTTTCTGTTAGGGTCATAATCAAGCGAAACCATTTCAAATCCCATTCTAGGAAGAATGACTTGAAAATTAGTATTATCTACATTGGGCTGTTGTTTAATTTTAGCCAAGAATTTTTGTTGCGGAGAATAAGCTAGAGGTACTCGCTGTAGTTGTACTACATTTCCGTCAGCATCTTTGCGTTCAATGGTAATGTTATTAAACATATTACCAAAAGCAACAATTGACTTGCGTATGGTACCCCAGTAAAATCTTTGATCTAACATTATTGGAATACCTCACCAAACGGATTTCTTTCAGAAAAATCTAGCACATCTTTTCCTTCATCAGTAAATGCTTCGTTCTGAGCGCCAATTTGAACATGGCCATCTGCAGATAAACTATAATTTTCTAGTATAATCGGAGTCAACGCATTTACTTCAAATAATAAAGCATCCCCGGTTTCTAACAATAATTGATGATCTTCAACATCCAGAGTAGCCTCCGCTGTTAAACTATCAATTTCATAAACACCCGTATTGAATCTTTCATTGGAAAATTGATATAATTCACACATCATTTTAAAGACGTATAATTTGCCAACCTGATAAAAAGGTTCCTTGCCCTCAACCTTGCGTATTTCAAAAAACGATTTAGATTTCGGAAAAAATATTATATCGCCTTCTGCTGGACGGGGAAGAATAGTTACATTCTGAGAACCAATTACATCTGTCCATCTCTTTCTTGAAACTATAAAAGTACCAGTGTCTCGAATTTCTAAACCAAACTTAGACATCAATTCGCCGTCGCCCTCAAACCCCATAGTATTTTCCAAATACATTTCAATAGGATAGGCATAATCAAACGTGTTCAAATAATCTTC